TTTGCCGCTGTGGCATTTGATGTGTGTCCGGTATTACAAAGATAAAGAGTACCACCATATTTTACAATATCATTAACTTTGTATCTTGTATTGATAGCCCAGTTAGTTTTCCAGTCTTGACCTTCGGAGAATAGGTCCCATTTTAAAATATCAGCTTCAAGTCCAAGTGCATTAGTGGCCGCGGCAGTATGACCAGTGTTACAAATGTAAATGTTTCCACCATATTTTACCAAGTCGTTTGCTTTATAAACTGTTCCTGCTACCCAGTTGTCTTTCCAGTCAATTGATGTAGCAAACTGATCCCATTTTGATTGATCAGCTTCTAGTGTTGATTGAGCTGTGTGTCCAGTATTACAAATGTAAATGATACCACCGTATCTTACGATGTCATTTATTTTGTAAAATGTTGCGGCGCTCCAATCACTTTTCCATTGAGTACCATCACTGAAATTATTCCAGTTTGATATATCATCATAGAAATTAGATGTTGCTGTGTGTCCGGTAACACAGACATAAGTTCTTCCACCATATCTAATAACGTCATCTTTTAGATAAGCGGTAGAAGCTGTCCAGTTGTCCTTCCAAATAAATCTAATTCTACCTAACTTAAATTCTGCCATTTTTTGCTCCGTTCTTGGTATTATACATATTTATCATTATCCGTTAAAGTCATCTCGCTCTGTTCTAGCTGAGAAGAACATATTAAGTGCCGCTAGTCCTCCGCCTAACGAACCCCTAATTTCAAAATTAGGTGATACTGCTGTCATAGCATTCACGTTATTTGATCCTGCTGTGTTGGAAATAGTTCTACTTGAAAACTTTACCTGTCCAGCTGTTAGATCGTTTGTGAATAGATTTGATCCACCACCTGTAAATCTACTTTCTATGTAGGTTTTTAATGCTTTTTGTGTTGGTACAATGTTGTTTGAATTAGCAACAAAAGTTGTTTCTGTTGAAAATTCTCTAATAACAGCTTGAGTACCACCTACGCTGATACCACCTAATCTAATCTCACTTAATCCATCTAGATCAAAGAAATCAGCACTTAGAGTAACACCACCTTGTGCCTGTGAAACTTTAAACAGTTCACCAACTCTATAGTTACCATCTTGGTCGGTTGATGTGTAGAACACTCTACCACCATTTGCTTCTCTTACTTCATTAGCTTGTTCTGTTTCATTATAAAGATCTTGTCCTGCTATATACAGTGATGGATAGTTAGTGTTAGCAAAGTTACCAGTGCCGATATCTAGGAAGTCATGCCCTGTCAATCTAGCTTGTGAATATCTTTCTCTAATTGTAGCACTTACTCCATGATCAGGTGCTGTGCCTCTTGTTAACACCGGAGATATTTGGAACGTAATTGTTCTGTTCGGTGCTGTGCCTTCTGTTTTTGTAACCTTAACTAATCTATATACAGTAGTATCGCCAGCAAACACAACGTTAGCTCCAGGTCCTGGAACTGTGTCAATTCCATCAATAACCATTGTGTTTCCAACTTGTGGATCTTCAGCATATCCGTTACCAGTTATTGTTACAACTGCAGTTGCGTAACCAGTTCCTCTGTTATAGAAGGTAGGTTGACTTAGCACTCCATTCTTAAAGTGTACAGAATAATATGGTTCACCTGTTTCTTCAGGATCATAAACTGTCAATGTTGGCGCAGTAATGTATCCACTACCTGTGTCATAAATTATAAAGTCTGTAATTTTTCCAGTAGCAATTTTAACTCTAGCAAATGCTTGAGCGCCACCAGTAATAATATTTCCTGTACCTGTACTCTGTCTTACAGCTACCCAAGTTGGAATATTAGATGCCACTCCTCCTACAATCGCAGTTGGATTGTTCACTGTTGATATTACTGTCCAGTTATGAGCGTCTTTAGATTCTAAAGCATTACCGTTTTCGTTGACACAAACAAATGCTCCTTGTGTATATCCAACTTTCCAATCGTTAGCTGTTGAGTCACCTAGTAATGAAGCATCGTACCAATCAGTACCATTTGTACTATAAATTACTCTGTCTGAATTATCCATTGATGCTACCCAACAGTTGTTACCAAAAACTAGATCTGAATATTCTTCTGATCCTCCTGGAGTAACTGCCGCTCCTGCCGACCATGTTGTACCATTATCTGTTGATGTTACTGTTGTACCATCTTTGGCAATCGCAATCCATTTTCCAGCACCATAAGCTAATCCAATCCAGTCTTTGTTACCTGTTCCTAATGCTTTTGTTGTCCAGTTTCCTGTTACAATAGTTGAGTCTCCGTCTGTTGTCAATGAACCTACATAAATGTCTGAAACTCCAGTTGCTGTTGCCATAACTACATTATCACTTGCTCCGCCTATTTGAACACGTGAGTAACTAGCACTAGCAGGTAGTGTTGCGTTATCAAATGTAGCACCATCATTTGAATATACTATTGTGTCTGAACCATTTGCTACAGCTACCATAATCGGACCGCTCTTAGAAAATGCTGAGTAACTTTGCGACGCTATGTTTTGTCCTGAAGTAGGTCTGTTTGTCCATACACTACCATCAGCCGAAGTATAAAAATCATCTGTGCCAGTAACACCATAGTACCAAAGTCCTAATCCATCACTGTAACCAATGTCAGGAGCACCTGATTGAATACTATTGTTTGATACATTAAACGTTGGCTTGGTAAAAGTTACTCTTGGTTCAGTAGCGTAAACTGTTGTTGGTCCTAAAGCTGTAGCATTTACTTTACCTGGAAGCATATTATCAAATCCAGGAGATCCTGTGCTATCTTTATAAACCTGTGCTACTTTAGTAGAAGCATTGTAGTTAGCTATATAACCATATTGTCCTGCTCCTGGGCCTTCTGTAATAACAATTCTTGTTCCATTAATCTGTGACGCAGTTCTTGATTCTGAAGCCGCAAGTGTAATAGATGTTAAGTCACCTGCCTGTGCACTGTTTGTAGCAAACTGAAATCCTGCTCCTCCAACGTTTGTACTATCGGTTGGAAGGGCTAGTTGAACTTTATTGACAGCACCTTGTCTGTATTCTTCAAATCTAACATCTAATCCTGTTCCCGCAACCTGCGTAAATGCCGCTGATGCTGAGGTATATGTTTCTCCAGAGTTTTTGTATTCTAATGCTAATACACTAGATCCGTCTGTGAAAATATTATCAACTTGTGCTTCTGTGCTTCTATTGTTTACTGTAGCAACTTGTGGAGTTTCATTAGCATCAAATCCTTCAGCTACTGTTCCAAAGTCTCCATATGAGTTATTTCCATTTGTAGCACGTAGTATTCCGCCGTTTTCAGCTAGATAACCAATGTGTGCGTAATATGTGAAAACTGATACAAGTTCTGATCGACCTAAGTTGGTTGCCCAATAACCTATACCATCACTTAATACTTGTGTAAAGTCGTTAGCAACAATGGATCTATTTCCACCATTATGTAATGATCCATCAATTTTCATTCCAATACAATTATCACCAATAGTTGTTACACCTTGGATGTAAGGTGATCTTCCTGCTGATATTCTTTCAAAACTAATTGATTCAGCAACTGCTGACACAAAAGTATGTGCGTAATTTCCGTCTGGATTTATTCCTACATTCACAGTAAATGTTGTGTCAGTTCTTGCTGTAATTGCTAATTTTGCGTTGTATGCTGGATCTGATGTTCTTGGATACGCATGGTTTGTTGCGTTTCCGTCTTTGGCACATGTAAATGTTAAAGCGCCAGGTGCTATTAATATAGAATTACCTATTTGTAAGTTATGTTTCCAAGTAACACCGTTTGATGTAGCACTAGCAAATTTGTGTACATATTGGTCAGTGTCTTTACTCTTGCCTACATTAATTGAAATAGTTGTTCCTGTTTTAGCAAAAATTTTCAAATCAACTCCAGCCGCCGGATCACTTATTCTTGGATAAGCATGAACCGTAGCATAGTTGTCTTTTGAGCAAGTAAAAGAAATACTTTCTGTTGCTAGTTTAACAGTTTCGCCCACATCTAATGTGTGTGCTCCGATTGTTATAGTCATATCTCCTGAAGCAGGATCATATGTAGCATCTGAAACAGTAAATTGTTGTTGTGGTACAGTAATTTCCATCACACCTGTACCTGCGTTATATGTAGCATTGGTTGGTGTGTAATATGCTTTTGCTTTACTTGCGATCCATACACTAGTGTCGTCAGTTCCTGTTCCTGGATCTAAACTTACAAATGCTCCGCCTGATGGACGTTTAGTTCCGTATGTATTTGCTTGGCTTAGTACACCTGTTAAACCTCTTAGGGTAAGCCTTCTAATACCACAACTATTTCTTACATAGAACATGTTGTTTCTTTCGTTCAATGTAGGAATTGTTAACGGAGTCTGTTCTCCTTTTTCATTTCTAGGTCCTAAAACTACATCTAAGTCGTTTATAGCTGGACTAATACTTGTTGATCTTAATTCTGCTCCTACTAGTGCTGTTTTTGCTGGTAAACTAATTGGAAGAATCTCTTTATAATCACCAGCCATAACAAAAATAGTAGCACCTTCTCTAACTCGGTTTACTTCATCTTCTAACAAATATTGTGCCGCATATCTTACAGTTCTAAATGGTGCGTTTAGTGTGCCTCCTCTATCTGGATCATCTATTCCGTCTAATGATACATAGTAAACATTATTGACTAAGTCTATAGTATCCCAAGCTGGCATCAATCCTGTTGAAGTAAGTGCCGCACCTTCTTTACCAATTGCTAATCTTTGTGTATCAATAGCAGTAGAATCTTGATCTTCAAAAGTTTTTAGGTCACCTTTTCTAGCAAGTTTATTTGTTCTATTACCAAGAATCATAATCTTCCAGTAATCATTATCTGGCTGTTCTACATCCATGTCTGGTCTAGAAGCTGATTCTGTTGATCTATGATATTTTAATGCTACGTAAGCGGTACCTGCCCATGTAACAATATCGCCTGTAAAATATTCTGTGTTGTCTTGCCAAAAGTTTCTAAAGTTTCTTCCGTCAATTACTTTTTCCCAATAGGTAGGCCATTGATCAGGTTGTAAGTTTGTGCTATCTTGAATAGCAATGTATAAGTTACCTGTTAGCCTGACAAAGTCACCTGTCTTGTAAGCAATTTCTCCACTATCTTCTGTACCTTCATTATTCCAGTCACCTCTAAAATTATATCCTTCAAAAGTAAGATTCCAATCGCTAGTATAATTCGAAGGACTTTTTCCTGTGTTGAATGTTACTGCTTTGTAAATGTAACCACCATATAATACTAAATCGCCTGCTTGATATACAGCACTTTCTGACCATACATTTTCGTATTCACTTCCTGGTAGATAAGTTGTCCAACGGCTTAATGCGTAATCTGCTTGAAATCCTCCAGCGCCAACTGTTGCTGTGTGGCCTACTAAACATTTCATTAAGTTTCCGCCACGTTTTACAATATCATTTTTCTTATATCTTACTTCCTCAGTCCAAGTACTTTTGTACTCGATTCCGTCTATCTGTATTTCCCATTTAGATTGATCTTCTTCTAAACCTAATGTTGAATTATCTGCTGATGTATGTCCAAGTAAACATTTGTAAACAATACCGCCATATTTTACAATATCATTTCCTTTGTATCTTGTACCTATAGTCCATGTGCCTCTCCAGGTATCAGCATCGGATAAAATTGTCCAATCACTTTGATTAGCTTCTAATCCAAGTAAAACTGTTGAGGCAGATACGTGCTGATTAGTTGCTTTGTAAACTTTACCATTGTATCTTACTAGATCATTTATTCTATATAAAGTGCTTACGGTCCAGTTGTATTTCCAATCGGCAGATGAAACAGCAACAAGTGTCCATTTTGTAATATCAGCAACAAGTCCGTCTGTTCCTGATCCTAATGTAGCAGATGAAGTGTGTGCCTCTGTACACTCATATACTGACGCACCATACTTAACAATATTACCTACAGAATAATTTGTGCTTACTGTCCAATCTTTCTTCCAGCTAACACCTTCTGATTGTTTTTTCCATTTTGGTTGAGCAGGTGTTTTATCAGTACCTGCCAAATCGTTGTAAAAGTCTGCTGAAGTATGTGTTCTTAAAGCCACATACGTGTAACCGTTATACTCGATCATATCATCAACGATATAATCTGCGCCTCCCGACCACGCACCTTTCCAATTAAATCTTACTCTGCTTAGTTTAAAATCTGCCATTTTATCAACCTTTTACGTATTTATTATACTCCTGTTGGGTAAGTATACCCTTCATTAATTCTAGCAACAAGATTGCCACTATCGTCTATGTAATAGTTAATGCTTCTATTATCCCAACGAAATTGTTCATAATTTAAGTTTGTATAAACCTTTTCGTGGTTAACATTTCTACCTTCATAAAAATCTTGCCCCTGCTCAAAATCTTCATAGTTTTGTGCCGGGTCGCCTTCTTTGTTAATTTGTATGCTATCGTTTGCCGCAAGTTGATCAACTTTAGCAATGAAAAGCTCTCCATCATCTGTTCTGCGTAGTCCATAAAAGTATCTCTGATCAGTTTGATTGATCATGTCAGTAATACTTTGTCCTAAAAATGTATCAGCCATTATACTATCTCCACTAAGCTGATTATGACATCTAATGATGCCGTTTGATCAGCGGTTATATACAATACGTTACCTGCGTCCATGACAATTTTTTCTCCCTTACCAATCGGCTTCATTGCCGTGTTTGGTGCTATTGGCATGTTCCTTATTAGAGTACCAATTGAACTTGCTTCATCTCCTAATTCCATTGTACAGTTTACCATTGAGTCCGTTAAGTTAGCAATATTCAATCCTATGATTGTTGTGCTAGTAGCGGCTGGCGTTGTGTAGACTGCTACTCTTTGTGTTCCTATTTCTTTTCCTATTATGTTTCTAAAATTTGTTGCCATATTATCGTCCTAAATTGTCAAAGCCAGTTTAATAGCTATTTCCTCCGCATCGTTAAACGAAACAGCACCAGTTGAACCCGCAACTGATACCCAGTTACCACCTATATCATAAATTTCTACCCTGTCTGCTACGCTATTGTATCTCATCATTCCTGTAACAGGAGTTGGATGTCTATTAGCGTTTGTACCTACAGGTATTACAAATCCACCAGTACCTTCAATTTTAAAATAACCTGTACCAGTTTGCTTTAGTGTAGTAACAGCACCGTCTATAGTATTAGTTATCTGATTTCCGTTAAAACTAAAGTTTTCTATGGATACAAAACCTCCACCGTTTGCTTGTAAAGTAAGGTTTTGATTGGTGGTGATGGTTTCTAAAGTGCTTCCTGATACCCTAATATCATCAACTTCTAGCTTAGGAATGTCAAATCTATTAGGTGTAACATCAGCTACAAGTGATCCTCCAGCGTAAAAACGCAGAGTGTCGTCATCAGCACCAGGTGTTAATTCTGGTGTAATATAAGTATCTCTGTCATCATCAAACACACCACCAAGTTCAGTCCATTGTCCGTCATATGCTTCAAATACATCTGTTTCTGTATTATAACGAATCATACCTGTTGTAGCTGATCCTGGTCTTTCAGCTGTTGTACCTTTAGGAAGAACTAAAGCACCTGTAGAAGCAATAGATACTGATTCACTGCTTGGATCTAATACAATGCTTCCGCTATCGTTTGAAATAATATTAGAATCAAATTTTAAATTATCTATAATTACTTTGCCTGTGGCGTTCGGAGTAAGGTTTATATTTCCGTTACTTGCTGTAGATGCGATTGTATCATTGTCAATGGTTAATTCGTCTACAATAACTTTTCCTACATTAAGTTCGGACCAATTTAAAAGTGATGTTCCTAACTTGTAAGTGTTATCAACAGCAGGAATAATATCACTATCTATTCTAGCATTAATATTAATTGTGTCTGTTACTTCATCACCTAAAGTAATATTACCTCCAACAGTAACATTTCCGCTTACGTCGAGGTTACCTGTTACATTTACATTGTCTAGTAAATTAATTGTACCTGAAGAAGCATTTAAATTTATATCTCCGCTTGTGCTAGAAATAACATTTCCACTTATTCTAATAGCACCGGACTCGACTTTTGTTCCGTCTATAATTGTTGTATTAACTCCATCAGTAAAAGTTATACCTTGGTTATTATTAAATAAAAATTCAGCATTTGTAAATGTAACTTCACCTGTTGATTGATTTACTCTAAATAAATCTCCAACTCTAAAGTCACCTTTGTGATCTACTGTGCTGAAATAAATGTTTGCTCCGTTGTTAGCACTAACTTCATTTGCTTGTATCACTGATGTCGTATCGTTAGTAACATCTTTTCCAGTTCCTATATAAGCTAAGTTCATTCCTATAGCATAAATTATACTTCCTGGTCCGTCGCCATATATTCCGTAATTTCCATATACACAAGCACTTGAAATAGTTCTAAGTTCTCCACCAAAGTCAGATTGGTCTACTAGTGTTAA